TCAGGACGCGTCAGATGCTGACTCAGTATCGTGGGCGATCAATGAAACCAGGGCGTTTTGTTGGCGGTGGGACAGTTGGCGGAAGCGTTGCAGTAACTCACGCTCGTTCAGGGAGAGCTCGGGGCTGTCCAGGCGCATGCTGAGTTCTTCACCCAGGGCACCTTCTTGAATAAGGCTTTGCTCCAAACGAGCAATAATTTCAGAGTTCATGCTGCGGTGATGGTTGCGAGCCACTTCGGCAATGCGTTCGCGCATTCCGTCTGGCAGGCGTACTACGAACTTGTCAGCTGTGCGGCTGGAGTAAATTGCCTGTTTCACTGGGCGCATTATAATTAACCGGTTAGTTCAGGGGAGCGGTTCTCGGAATTGGCCGCAGGATGTGTTTTAAGACCGTCCTGCTGGCCAAATGTTCAACCTGAATTGCTAAGAGGCATGCATCATGCCTCAAGTCAGCCACTTCCCTGGCGTCAATTCTGTGACAAATATTGAACCGGATAAAGGCGTTATGCCAGCAGTGATTATGATAAATGTGCGTCAGGTTGGGTAGTTTATCTGCTTTACGGTCATTCAAAAGGTCTGAGCGGGCTTCTTGGCTTGGCATTTAGCCGCGCGAAGCCGTTTACGCCCCCCACCTTGGGCTGCGTACCGACACTGAAAAAGCCCACGGACGACATGACAAATCCAGGCTTGGCCGTTACCATGCACGCCGTTGATTGCACTGCACGCAACGTGCGGTGCACCTGATGTGTCTCAGTAGCTCAATTGGATAGAGCATCCCCCTCCTAAGGGGAAGGTTGCAGGTTCGAACCCCGCCTGGGACACCATATAATTAAAGGGTTTCGCCGGATTTACCTACCAGATCCGGGTTGCCGTACCAGCAGCGTACCAGCACCAGCATAAAGAAAGGCCCCGCACTTATTGACCAGGCGGGGCCTTTTTTGATTCTGTCAGGCGGACAGAATTGAATCTCGCGCCACGTTTTGTGAGTGATGAAAACGTGGCGCGGATTACTTCCCGGTCTTGCATCTGAGTTCTATCCGCCGGCGGCGACTGTCGGGCAGTACGGCGGTGATCTCGTACAGCTTCACGCCTTGCCGGATACGCCAACTCGACACCAGGTCATCACGATAGCGCAGGGTGATTTTGTAAATGGTCTGGGCTTGGAGTGCCTGGGCGGCCATAAACTCTTTACCGCTGATGCTCTCGATATCGACCCACTCTCGACTGACTTCCTCCCAAGTGCGGATTAATCCCCCGCTTGGGGTTCTAGTGTCGATCGGCTTCTCAATAGAGACCGGGTAGCGCAGTTTCCCGGCTTGCATCACAGCACGCTCATCGAGCGGTACGGTGCCAGTAGTAGCGTGTACGCTGTGCCCTCGGTCAGCGTTCGGTCGCCTTGGCGCTCCCGGTTCTCGAATAGATCGCCCACCAGCAGCAGGACAGCGGTCTTGATTGGGGCGGGCATAGGGTTGGGCAAGTCATCGCCCAGGTACACGCTGACGTGCCCCTCGGCAGCGAGGATCAGCGACGTGATGTAACCGTCTTCAAAGTCTTGATCGACGCGCAAGTGTATTTTGGCTTCGTCCAGGGTCACGGTGGTCATACGAAAAATACCTCGGTGTCGCTATCAAAGGGAGTCTCAGCCACCAGCGAGGCACCGAACGCCATTGCCAGGGCTTGCAGACCGTCAATGCGGCCAGTGCGGCGGCTCTTGTCCAGCTTGCGGTTGCCGCTTGGGTCTTTCACTGCCACGGCGTTGGCGGCACATAGGGTCAGGACTGGGTGGCCACCGTGGGCAATCCGGCCATTCAACAGCTCACCTTCCAGGGCATCGAGGGCGGGTGCCATATCTCGGAAGCCCTGGCCGTGTGGCACCAGTGGCAGTTCCAGACCCAGGCGCTCCAGTTCCTTTTTCAGCACGTCGATGCGCCAGCGGTCATAGGCGATTGCAGCCACGTCGCAGTCACTCAGGATCTCGGCCAGATCGAGGGCGACGGCTTCCAGATCCACGGTGGCACCTGGCGTGGTGCGTATGAATCCTTGTCGAGCCCACACGTCATAGGAGGCGCGGTCTTTGCGTGAGCGGTCGAATATCCCCTGCTCAGGCGTCCAGAAGTACGGGCGAACCTGCCACACGCCTCCAGCCTTGCCGATCAGCACCAGGGCTGTCAGGTCAGTTCGGGCGGACAAGTCGAGACCGGCGTAAACCAACCCTTCGAAGGGTTCTGGCTCGGCATCACACAAGGCCCACACGTCCGGGCTGATGAATGGGCTGTCCAGACTCACACGCTGGTTGAGAAGCAGGTTACGGGCGCTGTTGCTCATGCTGGGCATCCGCTCGGCCTGTTGCATCTGCTCGCGTAGGTCAGTCTCGGAACGGAACAGGCCCAGTGCCGGGTTGGCTGCTTTCCATGCTTCCTCGTCCATCAGGTCGCAGCCCTCGACGCCAGCGTAGAGCCGACACACGATGCGCGGGTCTTTGCTGCGCAGGGCGTCGTCGATCCACTGACTCAGCAGATCGGCGTCGTTAGCGGCCTGGGTACTGATGGCGATCAGCAGCGGCGCTTCGTGGGCACCTTGGCTGGTGGTGATGGCGTCAACGAAGTCAGACTGTGACCCGCGTATTTGGCCGATCTCGTCGAGGATAGCCAGCACGGGCGATAGGCCGTGTGCCGTCTTGCCATCGGCGGCGAGGGCGCGAAACTCGGTGTTCAGGTTCAGCCCCAGCAGACGTTTGCCGCTGGGCACGATGCGGACAATCTTCGTTAGGGCGGGCGAGAGTTGCACCATCTTGCTTGCGAGGTTGAATACCAGTGCTGCTTGGTCACGGCTCATGGCACCCGATACGAGCTGACTATTCTGCTTGGCCTCGGGGCCGACCAGGTGTGCCAACAGTAGGCCAGCAATCAAGCCCGACTTACCGTTCTTGCGTGCAACGGAAAGGATGGCCCGTCGTGTGCCCGCTGGGTTGTCGTACACGTCGCGCAGGAACTGGCGCTGGAACTCAGCCAGCATCATAGGCTTGCCCACGTCCGCCCCTTCGGGAGTGACGCAGAAGCGCTCGATAAAGGCGATGATCTTTTCAGCGCGGGTCACTGGAGCGTCTCCAAGGTTGGGATCAAGTCATCGTCAATGTGCTGTCGCGCTTCCCGCTCCAGTGCTGCGCCCTTGTGAATATCTTGGGCCTTGCCCACGGTGGCGATGGTGGCGACCATCAGTTGCCGGCCAGTCGCCAGGGCACGGCGGGTCATCTTATCCAGCAGGTCACACGCGGGATTGATCTTGCCGTCCACCAGCATCCCGTCGCGCTCGATACCTTCCTGCAGTATTTCCATATCGGCATACGTCCGGGCGAGGTTTCCGGCCAGCACCAGATCGGCGGCGGTCCAGGTGTCGCGTGGGCGAGCGGTCACAATGGCATTCCAGAAAGGCCGGTCGCAGTCGCGCAGCCGAACGTGGGCTGGCGGCTGGAGCGGTCCAAACGCGACGGCCTGGCTGGCGGCTACAGCGGCCTTGGCACTGTCGGAGCGGGTACGGCGGTCGGTCGTTTTCATGGGTTTTCAGGCAGTTAGCGTTTAAAGAGCAGGGAGGGGGCGGTCCTATCAACGGCGGTTGCTGGTGATCTTTTGGCCGTGTTCCAGTGGTGGTTCGGATCGAGCGGGAATCCGTTCACGTCATGGCCTCGGGTCGTGCTCTTGCCCATGTCCTGAGCAGTCTTAACCGAGTGGCACGAATGGCACATACCGGCAAGATTCACTCGCCTGTTGTCATCACCATCGTTGTTGATGTGGTCCACGTCAGTGCTTGCTACATACAGCCCACGGGCCAGACACCAGCGGCACAGTGGCTCCTCCGCCAGTACGCACGCGCGCAGGCTCTGCCACGCTGCGCTATTGAGTGGGACTACACGGACCTTCGGTTTGTACTTGCTCATTCTTTCTCTCCTTTGCCCTTGCCTTCATTGCCTCCAGTGGGGTTGGGGCCTCCTTTAGGCGGGGCGGTAGGGTCTTTAGGCGGGGTCTCTTTGTCATCGTCGATACCTTCAATGGTTGGCAGGTTCTCAATACGGCGGACCTCACTCTTGAGCATCCATCCGGTGTTGATTGCGCTCTCATAGAACTGGGCGCGGTTGAGGCTGTCACCACGTAACAGACCCTCCACGTTGAACTCCACAAAGAACGCCGGACTGGTCAGGCACACACGGTTGATGGCCTGCTCCCATGCGACCAGGTGGCGGCGCAGTGTGTGCGTGACGAAGTACCGGCCCAGTTCCACGGCGTTGCTGTAGTTGGCTTCACGCAGATCACCAATCAGAACGGGCGGCACCCGGAACAGGCGTGCTACTTCCTCAACAGACAGACGGCGGGCCTCGATCCATTCCGCGTCTTCAAGCGTCATGCTCACAGTCTTGAAGGTTGCGCCCTGGGGCAGTACGCCGGTCTTGCCGTGGTTGGCCACCGACGAATAGCCCTCAGACCACGACTCGCGAATCTCCCTAGCCTGCACCTTGGTGGTGCCGGGTTGGGTCTCGATCACGCCCGACAGCTTGGTGCCCTGTTCAAACATCTTGGCACCGTGGGTACGCTCGGCCAGTGCAAGGCCCACCGTCTCCCTGGCAACCTGAATAGGCGAGCGACCGAGAATGCCGTCATCGCTGTGATAGCGCAGGTGCAAGACTTCATCAGCCAGCAGGCGCTTGGTGCGGCCTTCCTTGTTGGTGGTCTCATACAGCAATGCCCCGGTGCTGGTGCGCAGGATCGACACGCCGTCAGGGTGCAGGGGCAGAAGGGCTTCAACCCGGCCAGCAGACGACCAAACAATCTCGGCGTAGGCGTTACCGCGCAGCAGAATATGGCGCTGCATCTGCTCCCGAAACTCCAGAGCGGTCTGGTAGTGGTTGGGCGCGTCATGCAGTAGGTGATACAGCGGGTGGGTCTTGGCCTTCTCCCGCCCGTCCTCGGTGTTGCGGTACACGTCGAGCGGCAGACTACCTACGGTCTCGCTGATCGCGGCTACAGCGGCATACACAGCACTGATTGACTCGGCGCTGTTCACATTGACCGTCACGCCCGCTACGTTTTGGGCGGTGGCGAAACGGTCGTAATAGGTGTCAAAAGCAGGTGTGTTGTTGCGGGTTTCAAACATCCGGCCAAGCCACTTTTTCATCGGATGCACTCCAGGATTTCCAGATACCGGCGAGCGTTCGCCAGGGCGTGCATGGGCTTGTGGCTGCGCACCGATACGGTGGTGGTCAGATAGGCGGGATTGGCGGTAATGGTTATTTCGTGCAGATCGACGGTTTGCAAACTCCGCTGCTCGCCTTCCCATTGCTCAGTGACCGACACAAAGCCAAATGAGCATCCGTCCAGGTCGCCACGTTTGACCAGTTCGGCCACGTCGCGGCCCAGGGTGGTGTCTGGTAGGTCAAGCTCAAAGGCCAGGCCCACGTCATCCTCTTTAAGGCGCAGGGTGCCCGCTCCGACACGGCCCAACAGGGCTGAATCGTCATGCTCGTAAATAGCTCGGATACTGGCGGCGGCAGGTCCTGCAAGGGAGCGCGTGAACGCCCCCGGCTGGATGACCTCAGTGAACCCACCAATGGCAGCAGGTTCACCGAAGCGGGCGGCGTAACCGTGCAGCGTCCGGCCCTTTTGCGCGATGCTGAAGGTACGCCGTTCCATGATTAAGCCCCAGTCGCTACGACGAAGCCTTGCGGGTGACGCACGGCGGTATCGACGGTCGCCATAGCACGAACCTGCACACCGCCACGGCTGTAGGCCGGTTCAGCGAATGGGTTGACCAGAATATCCACCTCGGACCAGACGCCCAGCAGCACCTGGGAGAAGTCGCCCAAGATTAGCTTTTTATCGGGCACGTTCTTGCTGGTGGTCAGTGGCAGGTCAGCCAGGGTGCCGCCTTGGTACAGGAAGCCGCTACCGGAACCCACGACCTTTTCAGTACCGGCCAACAGGGTGCGGATGGTCGAGGTGGTAAGCCAGCGACCGTTGGCGATTTCCACGTCATCGAGCTTCTGGAGCATCGCCAGCACTTCAAGCCAGGTGTCCGGCATATCGGCAGTTTGGATGCCCAAGGTGTTCAGGATGCCGCGTGGCTCACCAGCAGCACCGGAGCCGTTGATAATGGCGCGGTCGATTTGCTTGGCGATCAGGAACGACAGATCTTCCCGTACCAACTGCTCGATACCAGGGGCCGATTGCTGGAGCAACTGTCGGGACATTTCAGTTTTGCCGCCGACATGGCGCGGGGTCAGGGTGATGGCGTCGAAGCCCATTTCGCCCTCGGGCACCGCCTGGCCCTCAGTAACCCAACCTGTTTCCAGACCGCTGCCGAACTTCGGAATGGACACGTTGCCCACTAGGCCGGACAGGACACGAACGCCCAGCGCACGGGCTACCAGGCTTTCGCGCAGCGGGCCAATGTAATCTTGGGCGCGATGGTCGGTGCTGATCAATTTAGGTGCGGTAGCGGTGGTGTTGGCGCGCTTCTCCAGGCTCTTGAACGGAACGAATGCGCCCTCGGCTTTACGTCCACTGCGCTTTTCGGCTTCTTTGGCATATTCACCTTCGGCCCCGTCCAGGCTGCGGCCTTCCATCTGTGCTTTCAAAACCTTGACCACGGACACCGACCCGGCCAGGCGGTCAAAGTCAGCAGAAGGGTTGCCCGATACCGGCTCACCAGCAGAGCGACGCTCAATGTCGCCCAGGTATTCGGCACGCTCGACTTGAGCGGCCAAGGCGCGTTCCTCAACCTTGAGGGCGTCGAACTGCTGGATTTCTTCGGTAGACAGGTCGCGGCTCTCCGCTGCGGCTTTGTCCACCAATGCTTTCATGCTGGCGACTTTGGTGGATCGCTGCTCACGAAGGGCGTTGAGTTTCATGGGGTAATTCCTATGGGATGAGGGTTTCTCAGGGCTCACCATAGGCGGGTTTTGTTCGTCAAAACAGGGGCTTACCGTATGCCGGTGATGCGCTCTGTACCGTTTTGTATTGTGGGACTTGCGGGTGTATATAAGAGTTATTATTTCAGACGAACGGTATTTTATGGCGGGGTGTTTGGCTTCTCCGCCGTGTTGGAAATTACACGGTGTGTTGAAAGCAACACAGTGGAGCGCTGCTGTTGTTGGTGTTTTGTCGGTGCCGTTTATGCCAAATCCGAAGTGCTTCGGCTATTTGCTGTAGCGGGGCATGTGCTGCCGGGGTGTAAGGTCGGCATTTGCTCGTTGAGTGCTCGTCGAGGGTTCTCCTGGTTGTTGTCGAGCATTCCGCACACCTGATTTTCATCCTCTACTATGGTTGATTTCTGAAAACGCTACAGCCCTTATGCTGCGTGGCCTGCAAGAAATTACCTGAAACTCCAAATCTAACGCCTGTCTGCACAAGGCGGGGCTGTTTGCGCTTTCTGTCTAACACTGGTGCTTTAACGGTGAGTGCACCGGCGCAGAACTGTGTCGGTTGTGATACGGCCAAATCTGGCTTGATTGGACTCTTGATCTGGGCTGGCGGGGTGCGGCATATGCACCCCGCATGAGTTGCACCCCGGTAGCAGATGCCCCCCCTTCGTGTGGACCTAAACTCCCTCCGCCTGGTGTGAAAAGCAAAGCTTGGTTGGTAGATATCTATAAGGGTGTATTGATTCGATACCGGATGAGTTGATTTAGTGGTATCAAATCAATACACGATGCTTAAGCTTTAGAACTGACTCGGACACAACGGGACAAAAGATCTATTCTTTGTGTATTGATTCGATACCGCTTCGTGTATTGATTCGATACCGGATCAAATCGAACCGGTCAGCTCTGCGATTGTTTTCGGCGGTGCTCTTGTAGGCTCGATTTCCAGGCCTTTGCCGGGACATTCATCTATTGCGTACCACGAAAGCGCATACAGCGCACACCTTGAACCGTGTTTTGAAAACAGGCTGCTACGGGTCTGAATAATCCAACCGCCCTTCAGTAGGTCGCTCAGAGCCTTTTGCAGGATGTTTGGAGAGCTGACACCCCATTCTTTCGCCATCGTGCGCGTGGCCGACAAGTTCCCGTTATTGCTCCCGTTGTACTGCATATGCAGTTCCATCAACACACCGCGGGCGGTGAAACTTAGAGAGCGATACGGTACAGATTGGCCCATCGTCCACAGCATCATGGCGAAGGGTTTAGCCTTGGGCTTGAACCCCTTTATTCTTAATGCCATTGCGCAACTCACAGGCAAGCCGCAGAGCTCCGTATAAATGGAGCCCTGCGGGTAGCTCAAATCAAGATGGCTCGCCAGCCAGGACGTACAGGCCTACCCGGTGCCGCCGGCGACCGGGGCCCGTGGATTTGTAAGCCCACTCTGTTTTGATCGAGTAACCGTGGTTGCGCAACCATCTAATTGAGGATGGCGGATGAACGATATCTAGTGAGCGTGCAGCGTCGATGCTTGACACAGGTCCGGCGCGTAAAGCCTGCAGAAGCTTTTTGGCTTGCGCTACTGTGGAGTGATTGTCTCGGTTGTCGGAATCTGTCACGATTCTTTCCTCATATTGGTGTCATCCAGTGTGTTTTTGCTCTGGCGGCGCTCCAACGCTGCCAGGGCTATCTTTCCCTGCTTTGCTTCTTCTTTCTCCACCAGACTCTCGATGTGCTCGCCACGCTCGCTGAGCTGGTCACTTATTATCTGTAATCCAGCCATCAGCCCCGAAATGTGGAAGTTGCTCATAAAGGGTTTGCCATCGTCGAAATCTGATTCAGTCAAATTAATATCGATTAGACAGGCCACAGTCTTTATAAAGACTCCTGCGCCCTTTAGAAGGTCTGCGTCATATCTTGCAGCGCCAGTGCTCGTCTTCACGACTGACCCCCTTCTATAGTTTTTATTACCTCGACACGTTGAGCGCCGAGACGGCGCATTGCTTCAAGGTCGGCCAGCAGCGTGCTGGCTGGAAGATGTAGCGTACCTAGGATATTTCCAGCGTTATCAAGTATCCGTATGTTCATCGTGCGTTTTTCCTTGCTATACGATTGATCCAAAGCTCCAACTCGCTAACCAAAATCAAGCGGCGCTTTCCGGTTTTAAAAGACTTCAGCTCGCCTGCTGCTATGGCTTTGTAAATACCGCTGCGGCTGTGAAGTGTTCTTCGTGCGGCTTCGTCCGGGCCGATCACCAAGGCAGGCGGCTGATTGATTTCTGGCTTCGATAAATTTTGATCCATGACGCTCTCCTTCTGGCTGCACTTGTATTGCCAGTTATGGCCACATTACGCGACCTCAAATGCAGGTGTCCATATTTTTCTTACACGTCCCGATATGTCACGACACGAATTGACAAACGTTCCTCTTGTGGCATTCTCTTCGCACCACCGTATGCGATCATTGAGAACCGGAAATGGCCAAAGCTGCCCCCAATCGTGTTAAGGCTGAAACCTTATCGTTAAGAATTTCGCCTAATTTAAAGTTTGGGCTAGAGCTACTTTCCAGGATGGAAGAGCGATCCTTGACTACAGAGGTTGAAAAAGCTCTCGGGGAGCTTTTTGATAGAACCCCTGTTGATGCTAATTTTCTAGGCGGTACAGTAGTCGGGAATGCTAATAATTACCCCGAAGTTAGTTTTTATTCGGTGTTAATGCTTATTTATACTTTAGATGCCCCGACTAGACTTATTAGAACTGCCATTCTTTTGCCTAGAACTCTTACGCAGAGAGATCATGTGATACTTGATTTGGTTTCTGGTAATCCTGATTTTTACGCGAAGTCAGCGGATTATTTTCCCTCGAACACAATGCACCAGGATTTAGTTCGCGAACTCACAGAAGAGTATCTTCGACACGAAAATCCGCTTGATATAAAAGCGCTCCGAAGAAACTGGTCCAAGATTAATGAGGTCGTGGATTTTGTCTTGGAGTATGGGCATTATCCGGACGAGGTTGAATGGCTTTAACTACCCTATAAGGTCAACTGCCGCGGCTTTAACGTCAGGCGCTAAGTGAGCGTAGCGCAGCGTCATCTTTATGTCAGAATGACCCAGCAGATCGCGGACCGTGTTTATCGGTACGCCTGCCATTACGAGACGTGACGCAAAGTCGTGACGCATATCATGCCATCTAAACCCGCTGATACAGGCATCCTGTAGCAGCTTGAGCCAGGCGCTTTTCACGTCCTCCATCCTGCCCCCACCCATCCTCGCGAACACGAATTTAGATTCGCCGCTTTGCTCTTTCCAGGCACAGAGCGTCCTGAATACTTCGGCATTCATTGGTATGTGGCGAGTCTCAGAAGTCTTTGTGGTATCACCGCCCACGGTGATTGTTTTACTTTGAAAGTTAACCATTTGCCAAGTTAAGCCGAGTAGCTCGCCGCGCCTCATTCCGGTGTTAAGTGAGATAAGTATCATCGGCTTTAAATGGTCGGTAAATACTTGATCTTTCAGGTTCGGGTAGGGCGGTTTGTTACGTTCAACTCTCCATTGGTTAGCACTGTCACGCTCTAGGCAAGCGCGATGCTCTCGAACTTCTAATGCATTTCTAAGGTTCTTCGCTTCATCTTTTGACAGGTAACGCACCTTACCCTTGGTATCGACCTTTAGTTGTCTTAATTTGATCAATGGATGCTCGCTGATGAATCCCCACTCTAGGGCGCGACTAAGCACACCACTGATTGTGCCCATCTTACGATTCGCAGTTGATGGCTTATTTCCACCTGTGAGCCAGGAAGTTCTCAACAGCTCCATGTCGCGGCCGGTGATTTCATTAAGGCGCTGTTGCATGATTGATACGAAGTTGTTGTCCAGGGTGTGAAGTGTCTTTTCATACCCTTTGTGGTGTGCCTCGAACCACGGCAGATATGTATCGTCGAGGAATTCGCGCAGGGTAGGGGTGTTGGCGTTTCTGCGGTTTTGGGTAACCGCTAATGGTTCGCCGTGTTCGTGCGCGTCAGCAAGATAGCGAGCGGCCTCTGTTCTTGCTTGGGCCAGCGTAAAAGTGCCCACTCGACCAAGGGAGCGTTCGCGGTTTCGAGCCCAGGAAACCATGTAGGCCATGTGGCCAGTTGGCTGTACCCTGATAAACAGCCCGGGTTGCTCTGTATCGAAGACCCGGTAGTGTTTTTCTTGGGGTTTTAGGCTGTTGATTAGTTTCTGTGTGATCTTGGCTTTCATGTCCGTACCAGCAGTGTACCAGCAAAAAGCACAGTATCAGTCAGTGTCGGAACACACAACCAGACAGTGAAACCCTTTATTTGCTTGGTTTAGTCCGTATTCGCTGATTTCTAGTTGACCCTCCTAAGGGGAAGGTTGCAGGTTCGAACCCCGCCTGGGACACCATATAAATCAAGGCTTACAGCCTGATCACTCTGAAAGCTGAAACGTCCGTGACAGCAGGGTGACAGCAGCAGGCATAGAAACCTGAGTTTCTAATCCTCCTGCCAGGTGCTTTTTTGCGCTGAGTCAGAGGAAAAAATTTCAAATTCTTCTAGTCCAAAAATTGGACATCACTGGTCCAAAAATTGGATTTAGGTTTTCTGGTTGCGTCCGGTTACGTCAGGCCTTTGAATTAGCAGTCCAAAAAATGGACTGCTAATGACGTTTTTGAGTGTTTTGTTAGTCCAAAATTTGGACACCCTTATAATTTACCATCCATACCGACCAATACTGAGCGCTGTAGTGTGGTGCGCGTGAGGGCGTCGGGGCGTGCGCGGAATGCTACGGCAGTGGTTCGAATGAGTCGGTAACTACCGTGGATTTCTCGGGTGTTGCGAATGATGAAAGGGCACCACCCTGTGACGGGGTAGTGCCCTTGATACTACGAAAGCTTCCTTGTTTCAGGCTTGGTCGTACAGCAGCCGGTACACATTAGCCGCAACTGAACATTCACCCGCGCAGGCTGCCTAAAAAGGCCGGAATGGCTCAACTGAGTATTCCGGATTTTCCGACGAGAACCAGCAACGCCAGGGCGACGAACAACCCGATGGAAACCCACTGCAGCATGGCCAGCTTGCGCTTGAGGCGCAAAGGGAAGCTGCTTATATCATCAGCGCTGACCCCTCCGCGTTTCAGGTAGAAGCCGGAGAAGGTTACGAAGCCGGAGATTCCGCCGATCAGCATCAAGCGTCCCCACGGACCGCCATTTCTAAGTGCTGCCAGTGCCACAACTGAAGGGCTGTTTTTGAGGTGCCCCAACATCTGATCCATGTAGACGTGGCCAACGCGCAGCGCGACCCCAATCCAGACGAACATGCAGACAAGCACCACGCCGCACAGGCCCCCAACAACGAGTTCGGCAGTGTTCATTTCGTCATCTCGTACAGGACTTCTCCCGTCATTTCACCGCCACTCCCTCCAAGTGCGCCGCCTGCTACAGACGCGCCGTCGACCAACACAATGCCACAAGCCAAGGTGGCCATACCGCCAGTGGGAACACCCAGCGCCAAGCAAACCGTACCAACTACAGGGGACGTAAAGATCATCCCGGTAAATGCGCCGCCAGCGACACCTCCGGCGAAGCTTCCCGTCTCGGTGAACCGAATCTTCTTGCAAGCCTCGGTTTCACCAGCTGAGCACACGTCCTGAACCTTCATGTAGGAGGCCCCTCCGCCGATGGCCGTGCCGAACCAGCCGCCATATTTGACGACTTTGGCGGCCTTGGCCACCCCCTCTACGTGCGTTGCGTAGCCGGGGATCTGCTCAGGCGCGCCGGCTTTCGTCCACTGGTGCACTAGGCTGCGACTGGAGATCCCCAGCGCGCTCTTCAAATTCGGGTGATCAGGAAAGCCAATGCCCTTGCGAACCAGCCCGGTCAAACCGGTGTTAAGCTGCGCGAGCAGGCGCTTGCGCTCGACAAAAAACTCCGGTGAACGTAGGTGCCCATCCTTGAGGAAGGCGCGCTGATGCAGCGCTTCGATGTCACGCAGGGTGCCTTTCACGGCCTCCAGATTCCTGGCAAACATGGCCTCCCCCGCACCGATCGCGGTAGAACCTGCAGTGGTCTAATGAAACCGGACACCCATTTAGGCGAGAATGCTCGCCATATCGAGGTGTCAGATGACCAAACAACGTCGTGTTTTTTCCGCTGAATTCAAACGCGAGGCTGCTGACCTCGTA